CAACTGCCTGATTATTCTCATAGTAAGCTACTTCAAAAGCATCTGCTGTACCCGCAACCGTGTCAGCACCTACTGCTGTAACGATAGCCTTGTTTGAAACAGTAGCACCTGCTCCCTCTAAAGATAAAAATACTGTTTGACCAACTCTAAAAGTACAAACTGCCGCTCCCGCTGTAATATAAGGTACAGCCGTTGATGCTGTAGCTCCATCTCCTTGTGTAGTAGTACATCCTGTAAATTTAGTGTGTAATCTGCCTTGCTCTGCCCATTTAATAAGGTCAGAGTTAGTAGGCAATTCTGCTCCCACCATTCTTAGGAATGATGAAATCGTTCTGTTTCCATACCTTTCAAATTCCTTCTCGTAAGTATCTGGTAGATACTGTTGCAACCAAGTGAACTCGGCACTCGTCAAATAGTTATTTGGCGATACCGTCTTAGAAGACGATGGTGTCAATGAATAAGTAGGACTTGCTAAAACTCCCATGTTATTTTAATTTAATTTTTTTAATTAATACATTATCTGTTTTTAGGACTCCTAATCCTAAGTCGATTACCGTGATCTTCACTCAATGCCGTTACTTTAAACCCTCCCTTCGATAGTGACTCTGGAGCACTGCGAACATTCATATCAATATTCTTAGACTCTTTAGAGTAATCATCAACAGCATCTGCTTTGCCTTGCTCATAAAAGAACTTAGCAAACGATTCTGGGTTCATTGCTACAGCAATAGAACGATGATAAGCAGCAGCGTCTTTTATAATGCCCTCATCATCAAGATGTGAGCCTATAAAATTGTTAATGTCAGATTGTGACTCGCGAAGCTTGTCGGCTTCCGCCGGCTTATAGAGTAGGTCTTTTCCTTCAACAGCAAATTTGAAACCTTCAAAATCTTTGTTAAAGACTTTCCCTGTCTCCTCTTCGAAAATCTTTCTCTTCTTTTCACTAACATCCTGCAAACTTTTCGATTCCTCGACATATTTCTTGTAAGCCTCGTAACCTTCTTTTTCAGCATCTGGAACTACGTCTGCCCTTGACTCAAGCGGCATCTGATATTGCTCTTTTTGCTTATTAAAATATTCCTTGGCTTTTACAAGCTCTTCCTTCTTAGCTATCTTGCGTCTCCTTACTTCGTCTTCTTCATCCACCTCTTCATCGAAACCAAACTTGCTATCCAACTCGAAATCTATATCTTCATTATCGAGGTGTGGCTTCGTCTGCTTCCAATAATCATAAAGGAGATCATCAGGATTAGCCTTGTCGTAATCTTTATTTACAGCGATAAAATCTTCAAGCCCCCTGCCGGTCTCTTTCTTGAATTTAAGAAAAGCATTAACATCCTCCGGGAGGTCTTCATTGCTTTCTCTTTCTTGAAAGAGGTCGTTCAGATTGCCGATGTTTTTATCGTATCTGTCTTTAATATATGAAAGAACACTGTCGTCATTTAACGCTTCCGCAGGAATCTCCGCCTTAATGGTGTTTGCTTCCTGCTCTTCATTGGCGTGTTGCACATCGACAACAGCGCCTTCGGCGTTAACAACGCTTTCTTCAACTTTTTGTTCCCCTACGGGTTCCCCTTGTTCTTCAGCGTGCTTTTCTAATAGCTCCGCTTCAGTTTCTTGAAGCGACTTCTCTTCATTGAAGGCCACTTCTCTGACTTTAAATTCTTCCATTTGATTAGATTTGATTAGTGTTTACAAAGTTAATAAAACTTTTATATATTTTTTTCTTGTCTATCTGGGAGAAAATTCTGCTAAGTCAAAACCATCTAAGCTATCCTCATTAGACTCGAAGTTTATTGGTGGCGTACCCTCCTTTCTTTGTTGTATCAACTGCGAGTGCTGCGTGTTCTGCTGAGAGATTCTTCTGTCTTTAGCTTCCTCCTTCATTCTGTCTTTCTCCATGATGTTCTGCGTCTCGGCGCCCTTTAGGGACATCTGCATCTGAAACTCTACATCCATAAGTTGCTTCTTCAGTTCTGCTTCAGCCTGCAATTTCTGTATAGCAAAATCAGATTCCGCTTTCTCTATTTGTATCTTGGCTTGCATTTCCGCCTGTATCGCCTGCATCTTGCTTTCTGCTGCCGCCTGCTGTGACTGCATATTTATCTGGGCCTGCATCTGCATCTTCTGCTCTTCCCTTTCTTGGTCTTTGCGCTCTTTGTCTTGGCGCTTAACTTTCAATAGTTCATTGGCGAGCTTGATATTTTTTATCTCTCTAATATCAATGGCATCTTCAAGAGTTATTGCTTCTCGGCTTAGTGCCATCTGCACATTGGCTTCAAGCTGCGCTTTCTGCTCCTCATCGGGAGACATCTCAATAAAAATTCCGAAGTCATGGAGATATAAGTCTTTGATGTCTTCAAGTATGGACACATTATATTTCCCTATCTGATTGGCAAATTCTTCTTTAAAGTCAGCATATTCCAATATATCGGCTACGCGACACGACAAAGCCTCCGAAAGCCTCCTTGTTATAAATAAGCTTCCATCAAGAATATGTCTCGTCGCCGTATTAGAATTTAGCGCCGCCAATTTCTGTAGCCCCACTAAAGAGTTTGGATCTGGCGTTGATGCATCTCTCGCTTGGTTGAGTCCCGTCACATCACGAATCATAGTAAGATAATGATTGTATGTGTTTACAAGGCTGGCAATCTTTCCTTGACCAGTATTAGAGTTAAGCTCCTGAATAGGCACTCTTCCGTGGTTATATTCCCCATCCTGAGTAAAGCTTCTGCCAATAACACTACCCGTTTGGAAATAAAGCCTTAGAGCATCTTCGGGGTTATATGCACCACCATTACCAAGGTCTACTTCATTAAGGCCATCAGCATCAATATATACACCATCAGGCACCATTCTCGATAGCACTTGCTGTAGTTTGAGGTGCGTTATCTGTATTAAGTCAGCAAACGTAGTCATCCTCCTTACTAAGGACTCAATTACGCCCTTATACATTCTTGGCGCTACAGCGATATAATTAGGCATTGCTTTCTGTGATGCTGACTTAGGTCGCACCATATTTTTTGCAAGCTCCCACTTTAATAAAGTGTTGCTTCCCATAACCATTATACCCTCATACCAGACGTCGATTCTTTTTTCTAGCTTCTCGAACCTGCCGTTCTCATCAGGCTCAGGATTAAAGCCTTCATCTTTACGAATTACCTTATCGCCACCAGAAGCTGTCTTCTTTCTTTTGTGAACTATCTTCTTTGTAGTCTTATAATTAAAAAAGAGCAGTGTAACAGAATCTTTGTTAAACAAGCTACTCTCATATTGACCAATAACAGGATAATAATTATACCACGCACCAGCATATTGCTCTATCTCTTTGAGCTCGTCAGGGGTAATGTCGGGTTTCATCTTATATATTTCTGTAATAGGTACTCTCTTCACTTCGCCCCAATATATGCAATCTTCAAAATATGGAGACTCCGTATAGCTATATACTAGTGACGCAGGATCTACATAATCTATAGTCACTCCCGCTGCCGGTAAAAAGCTGTGCTTGCAAGCACCCATTCCCAATACCATAATATCATAGTCGATACGCTTACGGATATTGTCAAAATGGTTTTCCTCCATTATAGTGTTTATCGCCTCCTCTTCAGCAATCTCTATTCCAGGCTTATATTTAAGCTGCATATATAATGCTAATTCTTCATCGCTATTGGGAAGCTCTTCAGCATCGACATTAAAAGCGTCAACACCAAACTGCTCCTGCGTTTGCATCAGGAAGTTCTTCGCTACCATATCCGCTTCTATCATCTCCTGGTGGGAGTGCCTCTTCTCTGCTGACATCGCATCTTGAGCATATGCCTTTACATGGAAAAGCCTGTCGTTCATACCGTTGACAACGATATCTACAAACTTAGGAATAATAGGTACTGGCGTCCAGTCTAAGTTTAAATATGATAAGTCTCCATCGATGGCAAGCTCAGACTTATATTTCGCTATCGACTGCTCCCCACGGGCATAAAGCCTTAGTTTATGGAACTCTGCCCAATGGTTATAATATCTACACGAAGCTCCATCCCTACGGAACCACTCATACTGTATTGTCTGTCCTACCTGTAACCCATACTCATATGATGCTTTCTGTTCATCGGTTGCAAACTGATTGGGAAAGCTTGATGGGTTGATTATTACGTCTATGGATTTTTTCATTTACTTTTGAATTTGGCTTATATTTCCTTTATTAGAGTATCTTGCAAATTTAACGCTTATTTTTGACTCTTTTTTTTG